GTCCGAAAAATCACCTGAACGTATAAGAGCAGAAAGAACATACGAGTTGATAGCTCCATCAGGATATCTGTCTCCAACAAATTATATCAATGCTTTAAAACTTGATAATAGTAAAGAAGTACAAAAAAGAGATTACTTTGTAGACCCTAGAAGCGAAGAAGGTTTTAAACAGTATCTTGGAATAAATGATGATCCAAAATATATATCAAAATCTCCTAATCGGCCAAGTAACGAAAAAGATACGACTACTACCTACTACAGATTGGATAAAGATGTTGAGGACGGTATATTAAGGTTTGTAAGGAACATGCCATATGTTCCTGAAGGAGAAATGGTAAATGTAAATGAGTTTGATCTTACATATGATCCAGATATGGATAAAGGAGGGGGGTATAACAAATACTCTGTACTTGGAAATTTACAAGTAGGATGGGCGACAGATCCTGTTACCGGAAAAAAGTACGCCTCTTACTATGATAAATACGACTTTCCAAAATACATACAACATGGAGTTCCAGGAATAACAGGGGGCCTTAAAGGAAAGCCTTTTGAGTTTTATAACAGGCTTTATTTTCCAGAAGAACAGCTTGATCTTTGGAATGAAGTGCAATCACCAAATAAAAAACTTATTCCAGTAAAGTAAATCCCATAATATATCATAGACCGAGCGAAATCATAACAAGTAACGCTATAAAGAAAAGTTCAACTTAAATTTGTAACCATGGAAGGTAAAGAAACAGAGAACAATGACGGCCTTGACATCGAGTTCAGCATCGATGCGATAGAGGACGTTGAAACCGGGAAGGAGAATCCTACTCCAGAAGCAGAGGTTGAGGCCCCTGCAGAAGAACCTATTGCCAAAGAAGCAAAGGAAGATACTATTGAGGATATTGAAACAGAAGATCCTCTACAGGTAAAACCGATCGAAGCTGCAGAACAGGAAGAACCTGAAGAAGCCTCAGTGGTATCAGAGATCATTTCAAAACTCGGGTACGACATTGAAGGTGAGTTTGAAGATTCTCCAGAAGGCATCGTAGAACTTACAAAGGTTGCCAGCGAAAAGATGGCGGAAGAGACATTGGAATCTATCTTCAATGCTCATCCTACAGTGAAACAACATCTGGACTTTGTAATGGCCGGAGGAGACCCGAACAAGTTCATGGCAACTCAAGGTGAGACCACGTACGCAAGTATGGAGATCAAGGACTCTGATGTGCAGACGCAAAAAGAGATCCTGAGATCCTATTTCAAAGCAAGAGGGGATGAGGATTCCTTCATAGACGATATGATCGAGACCTACGAGGACAAGGATCAGCTTTATGACAAGGCGGTGGCCGCAAAGAACGCCTTGGCAAAAGCGCAGGATGCAAAAAAGCAGCAACTCCTTGAAGTACAAAGAGCAGAGGCTCAACGCAAACAGCAGGAGGCCGAGCAGACATGGAACACTGTAAAGGAGACCGTGACAAAGGCATCTGACCTCGCAGGTATCCCGATCTCAGAAAGAGACAGATCAAAATTCATTGATTACATATCCAAGCCGGTAACACGGGAAGGATACACACAAAGGGATCTTGACGCAGGAAAACTGTCATTGGAGCAGCAACTTGCAATGGACTTCTTCCTGTACAAGGGAAAGGACATGTCAAAGATCCTTGACACAAAAGCAAAGACAGCAGCAGCCCAGTCGTTGAAAGAACGTCTGAAGAGCACATCCGGGAAGATGAAAGGGGGTAAATCAGATCCGAATATCAAAGGTGGACAACGATCGCAGGCGATCGAGGACATCTCAGTTGACGGTCTATTTTAAAAGCAATGTTTAACCTAAATTGTAAATACCAATGATCACTTCACCTATCGGAGGACAGAACATCTCAGTACAGAGAACTGTCTTCAATGATTCGCAGATGACTGACATGAACAGTCTTTCAAATGCGCTTTTGACAAAACCAACGGAGCTGTCTCCTATCATCACGCACCTTGCGGGTAAGGATGATATGCGATTCCCGTTGTCGTTCCTTTCTGAAGGAATGGGAAACACCATGTCAATTGACAATCTGGAATACGAATACCGTATCCAGACACGTAAATTGATGACGCGCCCTGTGCACGTGACCAATTCAGGTTCCAACCTTGGACAGGGAGGAGCAACCTTTGAACTTGAGTTCCCGGACAAATGGTTCGTATTCCCTTATGTACTTGTGAACTCTGCAGGAGAGCAGGTACGTATCATGGAGGAGCCTAAGGAATCCATTTCAGGAGGCTCTTATGTGTACAAGGTGGCCCTTGTGAACCCTGACAGCGCTGCTGTTCTTACGACAGGATCCAATGCAGGAGACCTTTGGGCACAGTTGTACGCTCCTGTAGGAGTTGATTTCTCACGTGGAAACGCTTCGAACTGGCAATCTCCAGGTAAGGTGCGTAACAAATTGACAACCGTGCGTAAGTCTTACCACATGTCAGGTAACGCAAAGGATTACGTTGCTGAGTTCTCTCTACCGAAGAAAGGTGGTTCAACAACCAAACTTTGGATGGATTACGAAGAGTACCAGCACATGCTTTCTTTCAAAGAGGAGTGTGAGATGTACTACTGGTATGGCCAGAAGACCTACGGTTCTGACGGTGTTGTGAACATGAAGGATGAAAACGGACAACCTGTTGTTATCGGCCCAGGACTTCTTGAGCAGATCATCAATCAGGAGACCTACTCTACCTTGAGCGAGACGCACTTGAAGAACATCATCGGTGACCTTTTCTACGGAATGACCGATGCAAGCAAGAAGCAAGTGAATCTGTACACAGGTACAGGAGGTATGCGTGAGTTCGATGAGGCATTGAAGAACCACTTTGCAGGTAATACTTGGAAGGTAAGCGGTGAGACACGTTTCATCACAGGTTCAGGACGAAGCCTTGGATTGACAGGATACTTCAAGTCTTACGAGCACATTGATGGTCATACAGTGAATGTCATCAAGATGCCATTGTTCGATCATGGTCCTGTTGCACGCGCACGCGCTCTTCACCCAGTGACCGGATACTCTCTTGAGTCTTACCGAATGGTATTCGTGGATCAATCGTCTTACGATGGTCAATCGAATCTTCAGATGATCAGCAAGAAAGGCCGTGAGTACCTAAGATGGTGTGTTGCAGGTTCTGTTGTTCCGAGAGGATTCGATGCGAACACTTCACGTGCATCTGATGTGGACGGTGCTTCTGTACACATGTTGAAGACAGCTGGTGTATCACTTCGTAGATTCGACACAAGTTTGGATCTACAGTGTGTAGCAAGCTAAATTGAAACTCCGAGGGGTGGGATCTCGGTCCTGCCCCTCCCCTTCCCGGGGGAGTTATTCTTTCCATCCTGGGGGAAATATTCACAAACAATAACTGTAAAGAATCATGACACAAACGTCAACGGCGAAAGCCACAGAAACAAAGAGTGGATCGGAAACTCTTGAAAAAACAAGTCCGATACGGGAAGTGGAATACGGAACCCACAAAGTATTTCTCAGAAGAAGGCCTCTTGGAGGTCACCTACCTAAAGAGGTACAAGCGGAAGCAACTACAAAACTTTCAAGCATATTCGTCAACAGGCAACCTCTCAGAGGATTTGAGGATACTGAGGATGAAAAAAAGTATCTGAATGGACTTTTGGACGTAGGTCCGGAAGATCGTGACTGGTCAAAATATGTAAGGAAATTCTGGGCAGAACTGAGGATCTCAGTAGGCTTCACAGGAGTTGAACTCGAGATCGGTACGGATCAGAGTGGATGGCCATTGAACATCATGGATTTTGTGACCTACAATTTTGCAAAAAGACATCTACTTGTAGCAGCGTCAGAGGAAGAAATGATGCGGAACCCGACAAAACGGTTTTACATCATGGATCCTAAAAAGGAGACATCCAAAAAGAATATCAATGTTCAAGTGTCCAAGCAGGCGGATAGAGAATTCATCAAGGCCACAGAGGACGTGGAACGCATGAAGAATCTTCTTCAGGTACTTTCCAATGTGAAAACAGAGAACTATGATGCAGAGAGCGTTGAGAACATGCTGTTCGACATCAAGCAGAACCAGCCTAAGAAGTTCCTTGCAGCAGCACTGGACAAGGATCTTGACATGCGAGCAGAGATCTCCTCGTTCGTAAGTTCAGGTGTGCTTCTAAAGGTCGGTCCATCTTATGTACATGGAAACGACACCTTGGCCAATAGTGAAGAGGAGACGATCACATTCTTTAAGAATGCGAAGAACTCGGGACTGTTGAACATCCTGAGAACAAAACACCGTGAAATGATACGATGAACGTACTTGAAATGCACATAGCCTGGAAACAGGGAATGGATAAGATCCACGGCGAAAGGGACGACCAGTTCCTACCGCAGGAAATAGACATTGAACTGAACCGGGCAATGCAGCGTTTCATTGATCAACGTTACGGGAAGAACAATATCTACCAAGAGGGATTTGAGCAGAGCCAGAAAAGGATCGATGAGCTCAGATCCCTTGTGGTGGAATACGAAGGACCCGTAACATTCAAAGAGGAGGTTTATCCGGGCAGGGTATGGGCGGATTCATTCCAATTCCCAAATGACTACATGTATCTTGTGAATCAACGCTCCAAGATACGTCTGGACAGATGCAGACCGGTATCATTCGATTATGAGACCTTATCGAACATCTTCTATTTTACATTCAACCTGCAGAATTTTCTTGTACAGGATCTTTCATTCCTCTCTGAGATACGTATGGTCGGAACAGGAGGTCAACAGGTATTGGTATGGGAACCTTCTCCGCAGTTGGAACAGGCAGGATACTTACCGGAACAGTTCCCAGAGAACATCACATCTGTTGCAAATGACATGATGGCGCATGCTGCTACAGGGATCAGTATCCATTGGCAGCAATACGGGAATCTTGATTTCCCCGGGCAGTTCATTGTAGTTGTCGATCTTGACACGTATCCATGGGTAAGCAGTACAACAGTACTTCAGGCAGTGGACGATCAGAACACCGTTGTAAATTCATTACCGATATTGGAACAGGACAGATCCAATATTCAAAGAAGGGTCATATCTGGAAATTCATCCGTAGAGAATGTCTTGAACAGATTCTCTCAACAGGATGATATTTACAGACTGTTGAACGACCCTTTCAATACGACATTTGAAAAAGAACCGCTCACGACCATCAGAGATTCGTTCATAGATGTTTACACAAGTTCTATATTTATAATAGAGAGTGTAAAAATCACATATATACGAAAACCTTTGCCAATATCCATATCTTTGGGGTACGATTGTGAATTACCGGAACACACTCATCAGACGATAGTGGACATGGCAGTTGCAAGCGGATTGGAAAGGACCTCTGACCCAAGATACAAGACACAGGGAGGAGAGCTTTTGAATAGAGAATAGTAAACACTTAAATTGAAATAGTCATGAGACAATTATTAGTATCAGATGGAACGGCAGTAGCATACACCAATGGTGTTCTTGCAAGCGGTGCCATTGACATTCAGATCGAAGATCCTGCAGGGCCAGTAAGCTTGAGCGCAGGTCAAACGATCAGCGATTCGAACAAGATCCGATTCGTACAGGGAACACCTGAAGGAAAGAACATCTTTTCGCCATGGATCGATGGAAAGAACATTTCCGTATGGAAAGGGGAATCTTACAGTGCGCAGGTAGCGCAAATTTCAAGAATAGCGATCTCAGCAGTAAACTTTGTGGCTGCTGGAGAAGCAACTGTAAAACTTGTTGAGTTAAACAATGGACAGGCCCAGTTCAAAAGAAAAAGCTACGTTATAGCGGTATCTGCAGGACAGACACCTACTCAGTTCTGTACAGCTCTT